CGATTTCAGGCGACTGCGCTACATCCCGATCCTCTAACAGGCGCGAATGGCAAGGGCTGACGCACGAAGAGCGCGACGAGATATGCAAAGACTTCGTGGGTGACGATGATCGAGTAGGCGCATACCGCAGCCTCGCGCTAGAGGTAGAAGTCCGTCTGACAGAGAGGAACAAGGAAAAGAACACATGACTGACAAGATAAAACCGTTTATCAAGGCTGTGGGCCCAAACAATGAAGACGTTATCTTGTTGCTTGAACAGTGGCTGCAAGACGCAAAAGACGGGCAGATTGTCAGCGTCGGGATTGTTGGGAAACGTGCGGGTGGAGAGTGGCAAACGTCAATGAGTCGCAGCGAAAACGCACTCGAAGATGCCGCGATGCTGATCGAACTCGGCATGCGCCGCCTGGGTTTTGCTCAACGCTAAGGAGGATGATATGACTACATCACTTATCCGCGAGACGATGAAGTGGATGTTCGAAGTTCCTTCCTCCGATGTCGATCCTGTTGAGCTTTCTTGGTTTGACATTACCGGGGTTGATCTCAGCCAAGGGCAAGAGGTGAGTTGGCTTCGAGAATGCCGCCCGCCGTTTGAGAAGTGCATGGTGCTGTGGCGCGGCAAATCGCAGAACCACGCTGTGTATGACTGCATGATGATGATCGTTGGCAATGACCCCGCCGAGGGGGTGCTGGTCAGTGTCTGGAAAGGCCCGCACGGTCAACTGCCGCGAGCGCTGCCGACCATCGTCTATCTAGTGGAGGACGATGTTGTGCGCTACGGGGCCGTGGACGAAAACGAGATTGTTAAGGAAGAGGACGCGGCCATGGTGCTGGGGCTGGTCACCGCGTGGATCGCATCGATGTCCAGGGGGTGCGATGCGTACCGGCCAACCGTCAAAGACTCCTTTACGAACCGTCGCAAGTTGGCCGAGGGGAAACTTCCATCGTATGACTGGCACACGGTCACGATCAAGCCTGCCCAGTCCAGGGCCGAACCTCAAGGAGTCACTCACGCAAGCCCTCGACTACATGACCGTCGAGGCCACCTGCGCAGGCTGAAGACCGGGAAGAACGTCTGGGTGAAGCCCTGCAAGGTGGGCGATGCCAGTCGCGGAACTGTGTTCAAAGACTATCAAGTGGAGGCAAGCACATGACCCAGGACGACATCATCAGGATGGCGAAAGAGGCCGGCTTCAACCCTGTCGATTACATGGGCAGCAACTTTGACTTGTTTCAACGATTCTTCCATCTGGCTCAAGCAGCAGAGGCAGACCGAATCGCTAATGAATCAAAGCACATCATTAAACGGGCAGAGCAGCGTGGAGCCGCTTTGGAGCGCGAAGAATGCGCGAAGCTGTGTGAAGCGTATGTAGCACCTGGGATTGGGAAAGAGATGGCTACCGCAATCAGAGCAAGGGGGAGCAAATGACATTCATTAAAACCGACCTTCAATTCCTTGCAGCCCAGTGGGAAGCTGCAAAGCTGGAAGAGAAGGAAGCAACAACACGCCGCAGAACCATTGAAGATCAGATTGTTCAGGCCATGGCCTTGCCGGAGAACCTGGAGGGCACCACCACCGAGCGAGCCGGGTTCTACGAAATAAAGGTAGCTGGCAGGCTTGACCGAAAGGTCAATTCTGATAAGCTGCAAGCCATAGCAGAGGAAGCCGGTTTGACCGAACACCTCGCCAGTCTGTTCAGATGGAAGCCAGAGATCAACATGAGCGCATGGAAGTCTGCGCACGAGTCGATTACGGCCCCTCTGCTTGACGCAATCACAACTACGGCCTCTCGGCCATCTTTTGCAATTACACGAATGGACTAATCATGGCATTCCTCTCTCAATCATTTGACGTTTCCGACCTGCCAGAAGCTAGCAAGAACTTTAGCCCCCTGCCTGCTGGCTGGTACTCTGCGACCATTTCCGGCGCTAAAGTGAAGGCAACCAAGTCGGGAACTGGCGAGTACATTGCCGTGAAGTATTCAATCACTGGGCCAACTCACGAAGGCCGCGTGATCTTTGGCAATCTCAACATCAAGAATGAAAGCGCAAAAGCTGAGGAGATCGGGCGCCAGCAGCTTGGCGAGATCATGCGAGCAATCGGTCTCGCCCGCGTTACCGACTCTGACCAGTTGATTGGTGGCAACCTGGTCATCAAGCTGGATGTAAAGGCCGATGAGGAGTATGGCGACCGCAACGAGGTCAAAGGGTTTAAGGCTGTTGTAGGCGCAATCTCTGACTTGCCTTCTGCCGCACCTTCCGCGCCCACGAACGCAAAAGCTGCACCTTTTTGGGTTAAGAAGTAAGTTTCGGGGGGAAAGCTTTGCTGTGCCAGAGGTTGGTCTATTGGTGATGTGGCTAGAGGGACTTGAGTGCCGCCACGGGCAATACTTGGGTCTCCGTGAGTTCGAATCTCACCAGCGAGGCAAGTACCCCCACCCAAAAAAAAGCCCCTCATGAGAGGGGCTGTTGCAACTGCTTTTTAGGCAGAAACGGAGGACAAATTGCAAATTCCAGAACTTGATTCTATACCAACTTTGATCGACGAAGTACACGAGGCAAAACAAGAAAGACCACGCCCTCACCTTGGCGCGTCAATGCTGGGTCACAAGTGTGACCGCTGGCTGTGGCTGTCATTTAGGTGGGCGGTCGTTGAAAAGTTTTCTGGCCGCATGTTGAGGCTATTCCGCAGGGGTCACAATGAAGAGCAGCAAATTATCAATGATCTTCGCGCAATTGGGCTTGATGTTAGGACTCCCTCTGAAGGCCAGAGCCGGGTTGATTTTGATTGCCATGTGTCTGGCTCGATTGATGCCCGTATTGAAAAAGGCGTGCCAGGTGCTGTTAAGACTCCTCACATCGCTGAGTTCAAGACTCATTCGTTAAAGTCTTTTAATGAGTTGAATTCAAAGGGTGTGCAAGCCGCCAAGCCGATGCACTGGGCTCAGATGCAGGTTTACATGTGGGGCACTGGGTTGGATCGTGCTCTGTATGTGGCGGTCTGCAAAGATGATGATCGGCTCTACACAGAGCGTGTGCGCCTGGACAAGGAAGCTGCTCAGAAGTTTGTGGATCGGGGCCGCCGAATCACTTTGTCTGACCGCATGCCGGAGCCGTTGAGCGTTGATCCAACATGGTACGAGTGCAAATACTGCCCAGGCCATGATCAATGTTTTGGCAGCAAGACCACCAAGGAAGTGAACTGTCGCACCTGTGCGCATTCATCGGCTTTGAGTGATAGCACGTGGCATTGTGCTAGGTGGGATGACATTATTCCAACTGATGCACAGCATCACGGATGCGAGGCTCACGTGCTGCACCCGGATCTGGTGCCTTGGGAGCGTAAAGACAGCGCAAACGAATGGCAGGCTGTTTACGTCATCAAAGGGAAAACATTGGTCAATGGCGAGCCAGGGCCGGGGGTGTATTCAAGCAAAGAGCTGTTGGCAAATGCTGATGCCTGTGCGGATGAAGACTTGCAAAAGTTGAGGGACGCTTGGCCTGGGTCGAGGGTAACGGGATGAAAGCGATCAATGACAAGGAAAAATTAAATGAGTTGGCTCTTTTCTCGGGCGCTGGTGGGGGCATACTTGGAGGTAAGCTCCTCGGATGGAGAACAGTCTGCGCCGTCGAATGGGATCCATACGCCGCTAGCGTATTGTGCGCCAGACAAAATGACGGTGTTCTCCCGCCTTTTCCGATTTGGGATGACGTTAAAACTTTTGACGGCAGGCCGTGGCGAGGAATTGTTGACGTTGTTTCGGGCGGATTTCCATGCCAAGCCTATTCCTCCGCGGCTGCAGGAAAAAACATTGCTGATGATCTCTGGCCGGAAATGCGACGGATCGTGGCAGATGTCGCTCCCTGGTACGTATTTGCCGAGAACGTTGAAAGACGCGCAATTGACAGAGCCGCAGACGATCTTGAGGCGATGGGTTACTCTGTCAGATGCACATTGCTATCAGCGTCAAACATGGGTGCTGACCACGTTCGGGAGAGATACTGGTTGGTTGCACACGCCAACATGCACAGCGAACTATGCAAGCCCGTCAATGCAGAAATGGCCGAGCTGCAGGGAATTTGTCCGAGTGTTTGGCAAACCTACCCCAACAAACTCGGAATGGATGATGGGATGGCCTTTCGGATGGACAGACTTAAATCCATTGGAAATGGACAAGTTCCAGCAGTGGCAGCGGCAGCATGGAAACTATTGACAGGACATATATGAAAAGCGAACAAATTGTTGAATTGGCAAATAAAGCAGGATTTAACCCAATTTGTTACATGGGAAGTAATTTGATTATTTTTAAACATTTTGCAAGGTTAGCCGCACTTGCTTATGTTGAAAATATGATTGCAGAACTTGCTGATATTTGGGATGAGGATGTCAATTCAATTGGAATGAACGATATTAGACGATGCATTTCCAAGGAAATTGACAATGCTCCGTGACTATCAACAACGCACCATTGACCAGCTCTACAGTTGGTTCGCCGCTGGCCACGAAGGTAACCCTTGCTTAGTGCTTCCCACCGGCTCAGGTAAAAGCCATATCGTTGCTGCTCTGTGCAAAGACGCTTTGCAGAACTGGCCTGAGACCCGTGTTTTGATGCTTACCCATGTGAAGGAGCTGATTGAGCAAAACGCGGAGAAAATGCGCCTCCATTGGCCTGGGGCGCCAATGGGTATTTATAGTGCAAGCATAGGTAAAAAGCAACTTGGTGAGCCGATTACCTTTGCCGGCATTCAGTCGGTACGAAGTAAGGCCAAGCTGTTGGGACACATTGACTTGGTGCTGATTGATGAGTGCCACCTAGTGAACCACAAAGAGGAGGGCGGTTATCGTACTCTGCTGGCCGAGTTAAAGATGATCAACCCAGCCATGCGGATTGTTGGTCTTACGGCCACACCCTACCGCCTGGGGCATGGTTTGATCACTGACAAGCCCGCGTTGTTTGATGATCTGATTGAGCCGGTTAGCATTGAGGAGCTGATTCACAAGAAGCATTTGTCCCAATTACGTTCAAAAGTAACCAAGTCTCAGCTAGATGTCGCTGGTGTACACAAGAGGGGCGGAGAGTACATAGAGTCCGAGTTGCAGGCCGCAGTAAACACGGACGAGAACAATCTAGCTGCTGTGCAAGAAGTCATTAGGCTGGCAGGAGACCGCAAGGCGTGGCTGTTCTTTTGTGCTGGCGTGAAGCATGCTCATGCGGTTGCCGATGTGCTGAATGATTGCGGAGTGACTGCAAAGTGCATTACAGGGGAAACCCCTAAAGCAGAGCGGGAAAATTGTCTAAAGGAGTACAAAGCCGGGCAAATCAGGGCATTAACCAACGCCAATGTGCTAACGACGGGCTTTGATTACCCTGATATTGACCTGATTGCCATGCTTCGGCCGACGATGTCTCCAGCTCTTTACGTTCAGATGGCCGGCCGAGGTCTCAGGCCGAAGAGTCACACCGATCATTGTCTAGTTCTGGACTTTGCCGGGGTGGTCAGTACGCACGGGCCAATTACCAACGTCCAACCACCTAAGAAGGCTGGATCCGGTAACGGTGAGGCACCTGTTAAGGTTTGCGATAACTGTGACGAGCTGTGCGCTATCTCTGCGACAACTTGCCCGGCATGCGGACACCCTTTCCCGCCACCAGTCAAAAAGGAGTTGACTCTCCATCTTGACGACATCATGGGCATTGAAGGGATTGAGATGGAGGTCACCAGCTGGACGTGGCGCAAGCATTTAAGCCGCACCAGTGGAAAAGAGATGTTGGCTGTGACTTATTACGGGGGGCTGAGTGATGTCCCTGTGACCGAGTACTTGCCAGTCATGCATGATGGCTATGCGGGCCAGAAAGCTGCGCAAAACTTCATCACTATCGCCAGAAGCGCAGGAGTTCATACAAGTGCGCAAGGCTTGGATGAAGCAGTTGCATCAATGAAGGGTTCACATCCCCCGTCACTGGTGGAGTACAAAAAGGATGGCAAATTTTACCGAGTGATACGGAGAGAATGGAAATGAGCAGACCGCCAGAACCTGAAGTTGTCGTACTGTTCAGAGCAAGAAAGAAAGAACCCGTGCCGAGGTGTTGCCACACTTGCGACAACTACAACGAAGCTGGGTGGTGTGCGCTGTTTGATGTGAAACCGCCTGATGAATTTACCAATTGTTTAAATTCTTGTCCTGAGTGGATAGAGGAGGTTCCATTTTGAACAAGCAAGAAAAACTGAAATTTGAAAGAATATCTAGGCTGTTGGAAGTAGAGCGTAAACGTGCAGAGCAAGCATGGGAGGGATATCGGTCTGCTCTGTACCAACTTGTTGATTTGCAGATGAAAATGGAACTCATACAGAAAGCAATCAATGGAGAAGAATGACATCCCAACAGAACACGAAGAACAACGAGAGTTCGTGAAGTGGTTCCGCCAGCATTGCAAAGGGGTGCGGATCATTGCAATCCCGAACGGAGGAGCCAGAAGCATTTCAACCGCTGCCAGGTTAAAGGCTGAAGGCGTGTCAGCAGGTGTACCGGATCTGTTCATCCCTGAATGGAACGTCTGGATTGAGATGAAGCGCAAGAAGGGCGGAGTAATTAGCCCAGAACAGACGGACTGGATAGCCTACTTGCGCAACATTGGTTACCTGGTTCTCGTATGCAAAGGCGCCGAAGTTGCAAAAGAACACATCTTGGAATTCTGCAATGAAGAAGAATAGAGATCGCCCAACCTACTCGCATTGGGATCTGTTGATGGCTAGTGCAACAGAGCCTATCCCGAAGGCAAAGCAAAGGCATCACTTGCTCAAGATGTACGAGGGGCTTAGGTCGCTTGAGCAAGCCGAGGCACCAACGTTCCACGACTGGATTGCCTGCTCTGATGCCGTGAACATGATGGAGACCTTGACCGAAATGGGTGTGTGTTCAGATGCCAGCGGTCTACTGAATGACGCCATAAAAGCCCTTGCTGAGGCTGGAGAGCGTTACAAGAAGCACAATGTGCTCAGGCTTACCGGAGAGGGGATAGCAGCACTCCGGGCTGTCTTGGAAGACTATGCGGAAGTCATCACATCGGTGCCCGCCAGGACGTTAATGCAATGCCACGTCAGAACAGAGGCTAGGTTCAGGGATCTACTGGCAGGCAGGGGCCGAAAGGATGACATTGTTGTAAGACCGTTCAATAAATAATTGACATTGTGTTGTCAAATCTGCACAATACACACACCGCAACCAAACAACCGGAAGGACTCCAAATGTTTTGCTCTAACGACACCGATCTGAACGAATATTTCAAGCGTCAAGAGGAAGCGGAAAAAAGATATCAAGGCGCACGTGCTCGAGTTTTGAATGATATGGACTCTGCCGAGATTGACGTCGGTGAAATTCTGTGGGCTTTTAAGCAGTTCGAGCAGAATTTGATGACTGCCCAGCAAGTTGGCGAGTTCATCATTGAGCATTGTGATGGCATCGTTGACGCCAAGATAGAAAAGCTGCTGTAAGTTTTTGGGGGTCTTAAAAGGTAAGACTTGGTGAGCCAAGCGCCCCCGCCATTAAATTCGAGAAATCTAATGCAAAAAAAACAAGGCAGAGGCGAAGATATGCTGAGGGCATTAAAGGAGTTCGGCCCGATGACCAGCGTAGAAATTTGTGCGCAGATTGGCACAACTAAAAGCAGCAGCGGTGCAATTCTTGGCCGCTTAATGAGGCAAAGCGTTACTAAACCAAAACGGGTGTATATCCTTGACTGGACTTACGATTCTGAAGGAGCTAGGCGGTATCCTAGACCGATTTACGCGATAGGCGACAAGAAGGACAAGCCGATGCCAAAAGCATCGCCTGCTGAAAACCAACGGCGGTACAAGCAGAAAAAATCCAAGATGGTAAACAGCGTGTTCCAGCTTGGTGTTCCAATCAAAATGAGATTTAAATCAACATAAGAGGAAACAATGGACATTGACACAACACTGCAAGAACGCGGAGAGCGTTACGGGAAATTTGTTGAGCACGCAAGAATTACCCAAGAGCTCAAAAGGACAATGTTTGCCAACATGAACTATAAGCTGTCAGACGATCAAGCTGAGGCGCTGGAAATGATCGCCCATAAACTTGGGCGCATTGTCAACGGTGATCCAAACTATGTGGATAGTTGGGTTGACATTGCAGGATATGCAACTTTGGTTGCCAAACGATTACAAGGTGAGATCGTATGAATTGCACTGGCTCATGTTGCAATAAGTCTCTCTGCTCTTGTGCGGAGTACAAGATGTTTTGCACTGTCTCAAAATTAACTGTTTTTGGGTTCTTGATAGTTATCTTTTTTGGCATTTATTTGTAAGCCAAGAAATAACAATCTTTCTGCAACTCGACGACGTTGCAGGCCAGGCAGGATCTTTCCTCCTGCCTTGTTAAATCTTAGAAACTGATCCGCTGCGCCGTTTATGTCGCCTCGGGTCAGTTTCATTTTGAGGGTTGATCTTTGCAGGGTGCCAAGCCCGAGATTGAATGCGAAACTAACCAGAGCATCAAATTGATGTTGCGGCAGGTTTGCTCCACATAGTCTTGCCACGCCCGATTCAAAACGATAAAGGTCGTTTCGTAAAAGTTCATTGACTTCAGTCTCGGTGAAACTTCGTTTATGTTCTGGCCTCAGCGGAAAGTTCCGTCGGCCATCCATTGAAAGATAGTGTTGATCTGGGTACAGCACATGACCCACGCCGATCGTCCAGAGCAGGGCAGGGCACTTGTAAGGTTTGAGCCGGACACCTTCAAAGTGCTTAATGAGGTCAATCCCTGCCTTGGAGGTCTTCATTTCCCGAAGGCTCGACCACCAAAATGGAACGCTATGATGGAAGCAAACAGCGCCTGGGTGCCTTCATTCCATAACTGAACGGCCAGAGCATCAAACGATGCGCCCATCCTGACTCCATGCACGAATAACCCAATGTCAATCAGGACAAGCAGCAGAAAAAAGCCGTAAGTAATGACTGGCCGGACACTGGCCCGCAGGTTCCTGACCCATGTGCTGGTGCCGTCTTGGATGGCAGCATCGTGGACGTAAATGGATTTAGTTTCCTCAACCTGGGCGCCAATCCGAGACTGGATCTGCTGATTGACCGCCTCCATCTCCAGCTGGACGTTACGGATCTCTTCCAGCTTTGCCTCAGCATCAAACCCGAGCTTGCGCAACTGCAACTCACGCTCCACCTGCATCCTTGCCAGCTCAAGTTCATGCCGCTTGTCACCTCGATCTTGGAGGAACTCCAAGAACTTAGGCAAGCCGCCAGCCAAGAAGGAACAAATGGTGCTGATGAGTGTGAGCATTATGGTTTATCTACCTTGTGATCCAACTTGTCGCTAATCTTGCCCAACAAAACCTTGATCTCGCCCATATCATCTCTGTAGTCATCGCGCCGAACGTACCTGGAGGGCATGTTCCTAATGTCGGTGTCTAATCTCTCAATAGCCCGGTAGATGTGACTCAAGATCCAGCCCCCGAAGAAGCCTGCTACGCTGACTGCAATGTTGAAGATGAATTGGGTTTCCATAACGGTTCACTGTTGAGTTAAGCTGTTTCTGTTCTCGCCAGATAACGAATTTACCACTGCTGGAGCCTTTGGCAATTGGCTTAACAAAGCCTTAAGCACGGCTCTGTCTTTTGGTGGCATGGGAACAGCCAAAATTTCACTCAAAGACTTGCCTGAGACCAAAGCTCTTTCAAGAGCGTCCAAGGTTTTGGATGGAAGCCTTGATTGCATTGTTGCAAGAACGGCATTCGCAGCAGTAGACTTTGGAACCGCTCCCGGAACCCTAAACACAGGTTGATTCCTTTGGATGATCTCCCCTGCATAAGGGGCACCCTCTTTCGCCAATTGCCCCATTCTTTCCGTTCTCATAACATCATCGGCAATCGGGCGCAGTTGCCTCATTAACGATTGCCCCATTTCTGTGTTGATGTCAAATTTTGTTGCGCCAAAAATATCTTGCACTGCTTTGACGTTGTTCCCACTTACAACATCAACGAATGCTTTGGGATCCTTCTTGTAAAGATCACGCAAGTAGGCAGACATTTCTGTCTTTTCAATTGCCCTCTGGCCTTCAGAATAGGTTTTTAAGTAATCTTTGAAGCCTTTGCCGCCAGATTTTGCGATAGCGTCATCAATAATTGGATTGATTTCAGCCATGATCCTCGCGGCTTCAGCTTTTTGGGCTGAATCCATTGCGCCGGGGAACAGTTTTTTGATGAACTCCCCAACGGAGTTTTTGCGGATTGCGTACAACGCACGAGCATCAACAACCCCAGTTGCTGATGATGCCTTGTTGATATCATCAATGACTTTGTTGACGCCAGCACTAAGAGTGCTATTGCCTGTTTGCTCAACCGTCAGAACAGACCTGATCTTGTTCGTTAACGTATCTGCCGTCAAAGGCTCAATGCCAGCAGCCCGCATAGCTTGTGCTGTTCCAGCGGCTTGACTAGCTTCAGCGCCAAGTTCCAATGATTTCCCGGCGGCTTGAGTTGCCCATTCATCAGCTTTTCTGCCGAGTTTGGCCGGGTATGTATATAAAGCATCCCAAGATGGCATGCCTTTTTTGATTGCAGTCAACTTGGCACTAGCTTGCGCAATATCACCAGCCTTAACTAGTCTTCTGACGTTTTCTACTTCTTGGGCGGCTTGCTTACTTAACTTGGGTGCTAATGCCTCAAGTTCAGTTAATGTCTTTGTAATTGTGTTTGCATTTGACAGAGATTGTTCAAGAACTGGAATCGTCTGGCCTCGCAGAGCCGTAGACATTTCTTTAGTTTTATTAACCGACTCAGCTTCAGTCGCTCCGCCAGCAAGAAGATTCAATATGCTTTCGTTCTTAACTTCTTGCGCTTTGATTTTAGGCGTAATGCCTCTAGCGGCATCTCTCTCCGCCATTTGTTTGGCAATTGATTGCAACTCTTTAGCATCCGTTCCGGCAATGGCTTGAGCGGCAGTAAGCCCCTCTGGGGCGGCAGCACCCACGGCCCGTATTTGTGCGATCTCTGGCCCAGCGGCTTGAGCCAAGATGTTCCTTGCTCGAACTTCCGGAGAAAAAGCATTCCGTATTACGTTTGATGCACCGACAATTGGAACACCAAGCCCTGGAAGTATTGAGCCAATGCCTGCACCAGTCAGAACGTCGCCTTGATCTTGCGATATTGGGACTGTTCCAAGCGCGCCAGAAATCGCACCTCCGGCAACCCGTGCGCCATAATCCGCAGCTTTGCTACTTAGGCCAGTTTTTGCCAGCCCGCCAGTTTCAATTGCAGTAGCAGCAGGAGTTATAAATCTTGCTGCCGAAGGTACCAGACTTGCGATCCCTCTCAAACCGGCTGCCGCTCCATAAGGGGCCGCCACACCCAAGGCAACTTGAGGCACAAGCCCCATCCATTGAGGGCCTTCTGCAAGTTTCTTCCGAGAAATGGTTTTTCTTTCTTCAGGAGTCAATTTCTCCTTAAACGATTGAAAGTCAAACCTTTCCCTGGAAGGCATGCCTTCAGAAGTTTTTGCAGGCTCATCCCATTTTACCGAAGAAAGGTCAATAGGTGGCTCAGAGTCCCATTGGACTTTTGACAAATCAATCGACATAGCCTGAACTCCCATCGCTGTATTGAGCGACTTTTCTTCCGTTTAATGTGCCAGTCCTGACGATTGTTTTACCTGCGGCAGCTGGCAACGGGCTTGCTGTTCCCGGCTTTGCAGGAGCATTTTCATCAGCAAGATCAGGGTAAGTCTCTTCAAACTTTGCACGAGCTCTATCTTTTAGACCTTTCATTGCTGCCTGAACCAACTTTAGCTGGTTTAAAAAGTCTTTACTTCTTGGGTCAAGAGCTGCAACGGCATCAGATACAAACTTCCATTCTTGAACCGCCATGTTGCCAAGTTTGCCAGATTGGGAGGCAAGCTCACGGCCAAGAGTTTTGACTTTTCCCTTAATGCCTTCCAGAATATTTTCAGCTGCTCCAGCGTCACTAGCTGGAAAAGATGGAATCATCCCTGTGTAACCTGTGATTCCTTTAAGGCCGGGATGCTCTAGCAACCTCTGAATTTCAGAATTCATTGTTTCTTCTTGCGCTTTTATTGAAGAGACAACTTGCCTATCTTTTGCAATGGTTTCCCTTGCTTTATTTTGCTGCGCTTCTGTTAATGGTTTAACGACAGGCTTGTTTTCAGCCGCAGTAGCTCTAAGCTCAAAATCTTTGCTTTGTGCTTGAGTCATTGGACGATCAGCAGGACTAGTGCCTGGGATCATTCTTGTAGCCCCGCTTCTTGGGTCGTACTGAAGAACACCTCCAGCCGTGTTAATTACTTGCAGTCCAAATTGTTTTGGGGCGGCTTCAATACCTGATGCGTTTTCAAATTTCCATTGGTTGAACTGAGCTTCAGGATCTGGCCCAGTTGCAATCTTCAGCAACTTTTGCTGTGCGCTTTCAGGGCTTGCACCTTTGCTGCGCAGAAATTCGCCTATTACAGGATCTGCGTAAATGATTTTAATGTATTTCTCTGCATCTGCAAAACTGTTGACTTGCGATAATGCAGAAGCTGAATTTTGAAACGCAGCTTTTATTAAATCTTGTTGATTTTTTGCTTGCG